GTCGTATGCTCGCTTGATATTGCCAGACAGGTCCGGGAACTTCCCTGACAGGTCAACAATTACGGCGCGGAAGAACTCCACGTTCTTTTTTGCGTCAGAACACGCCCCGGTCAGCCGTTCAAACTGATAGCCGGTTTCCTTGAGCTTTTCGTAAATCAGCAGTGTTTCATCTGCCGATTTCAGCCCGAGTGCCAGCGTCCCAAGCGCAGCGCCAAAGGTCGCGCCCGTAATCCCAGCTTTATTCAAAACGCCAGCAAGAATCGCTGCTTTTTCCGCAAGCGTACCCAGTACAGCCACGACCAGCGGCGCCGCCGTCGCCACGGCGGTAAGCCCGAGCGCCCAATCCTGCGTAGGCTGCGGCAAATCACGGAACGCCGTAGCCAGCGCCTTCGCCTTCTCGATGCCCGGCGTCAGGAAGTCATCGAGCACACGCTGCGCGATTGGGAGGAGTGTCTTCCCAAACTCGGCCGCCGCGTCCTTCGCGGCCATCTGAATGTTCTCCCAGGAGTTCTTGTACGTGTTCCCCGCGCGCTCGCCCTTTGCCAGTTCGTCGGTGATGATCTGGATAAACTTCTGCGACGAAATCCCCATGCGCTCAAACGTCTTTGCCGGATCGCCCAGCGCTTCGGCTCCAAACTTTTCCTTGATAATGGCGGCGAGTTGCGGGATGCGCTCGATGATCGGGTCAAGGTTTTCTTTCGTCACCTTGCCGACGGCGCCCAGTTGGGAAAGCTGGCGGATCACCTCGTTGAAGTCCTCGCGCCCGCCACCGACGACGGCCAGCGCGTTGCCGAGTTCGGCCATGATCCGGCGCGATTGATCGGCGGAATTGCCAAGGATTTGAAGGCGAACGGTGCCCTTGACAGCTTCCTCCAGCCCGAGGCCCGGCAGCTTCGCCACTTCACGCAGCTTCGCCATTTCGGCCGCCGTGGCTTCGCTAGTTTTCATCACGGCCTTCAAACCCATGGTGAGCGATTCCATATCGGAACCGGCCTTGATGGCGGCGGCGCCGGCGGCGATCAGCGGCGCGGAAAAGCCAATGGATAGCGCGGTGCCCGCCGCTGTGACGTCGGACGCAAACCGCTTCACTTTGTTTAGTGAGCGGTCCACCTTCTTGTCGAAATCGTCGGTGCTCGCGCCAATGCGCACAATGAGATTTGAGAGAATTGGCATGATTTACCGGCGTCGCGTGGGAGTAGAAGGGGTTTGCTGGGACTTCGCGGCCTTGTCCATCTCCGCGTTTTTGATGCGCAGGTAGGCGGCCCATTCGGTCATCTCAGAGGAGGACATCCGCGTGCTGAGTTCGCACACGGGCATATGGAGGAGTTCGGCGAGCGCGAAGAGGCTTAGGCGCTCGCCGGTGAGTTTTTTTCAAGCTCTTCGGCGGATTCCTTGAGGATGCCGGAGAGCTTGAGGATCTTTTCGCCGATCAGCTCGACGGCCGCGGCTGATTTCGTAACGAGCATGTCCACGTGGGCACGCTCGAAGATTGGATTGTCGTTCTCAGGGTCAAGCGTACACGCGATGACCGCGCGCACGGTCGCCACGCGGGTCTGCCCTTGGGCATCCTTCACGAAGTCCACGCGTTCGCCCGCGTTGAACTCGCGCACGCGGACCGTCTCGCCCCATTGGGGAACGAACAGGTCTTCAGTCTTCAATTTGGCCGCTACTACGCGGTCCAGGATCTTGCTCATTGGGCTCCTTTGCCGTGATCGTGATAGTTCCGGGAAGGTTCAGCACCCACCCGTTGTTGAAGTCGATTTCCGCGCCGTCGCGCTCAACGCGGTTGATTTCGGACGCGGGCACGACGAGCGCCCGCGCCTGTTTGTCGTAGTGCATTACGTGGTTGAAAAGTCCACTTCGCCGTGAAGCGCGAAAGAGACGTTTTCCTTGATGAGTTCGTTTTCGCCCGACGTGATTCCAGCGCTCGACATATGCCCGGCCGCCATGAAGCGATCATTTCCGGCGAGGTTCGTGTAGAGGTAGAGCACGTAGTAGCTGCCGAGGTTCGTATTGGCGAAGTAGGCGTTATTGTAGAAGCGCTGGAATGAAATCGTGCCGGATTTCATGACCAACGTGCGCTCTTTCCACGTGTCCCCGAACGTCTGCGACTCCTCGGTGATGACCTCGGAATCATAGGACCACTCAAACGCCTGCGCGGCCTGCGCCAGCGTCAGGTATTCGGCGGTGATCGTGATGGTTCCGCCCGCCGTGTACCCGTTCGTGAGCGTGATCTTCCCCGATGCCCAGCCAATTTGATAGTTGGACTTCGGCACGGTCGAGACGCCATCGAGCACGGTCACGGCCGCGTTGGGATTGATGGCACGCTTCGCCGTGTCCGTGATCTGGTAGACGCCGCCACCGAGGGAGGTTACTGCCTCCCCCGTCATGGCGGTGCCCGATCCGGTGGCGATGTAGATGTCGGCTGCGTTTCCTGCGAGTACGGCCATGATGGCTCCTTAGGTGTAGGACAGCGCGCCGGTGCCGGTGAAGGTGTAGGAGGCGGTGATGATGCCGTTTTCCGGCGCGGAGAATGACGCCTGAACAAAGGCGTTCCCGCTGTAGTAATTCGTGCCGTCCACGTAGAAGCGGATCGCCACGGTGGAACCGGCGAGGAAGGCGGTCTTCAACGCAACATGGCCGTTGGTATCGGCGGTGTCGAGACGGCCGGAACCGCTGCCGCTCCATTCCTTGATGGTCGAGGTGCGTTCCTTCCAGGTGTCGCCGAAGGCTTGCGTCTCTTCAAGTCCGGTCTGAACGTCGAGAGACCAATTGTCCATCTCGCCAATTGTGTTCGTGCTGATCTTGAGCGCGGCAGCATTGCCTACCATTACAGCCATAGGGGCTCCTTTCGCCTTACGGCGATAGCTAAAAGTGGGTGGCGGAACATCTCACGACGTGCCGCCGGCACCCGCGCCTAAATGGCGTGGATGATGTCAAATTCAAGGACCACAGAGTAGAGTTTTGCGCTCGTCTCCAGGTCGTGCTCAAACTCATTGCGCCGCCCGTTGAGGTGGGTGCTGTGAACCGTCAGTGAGCCGGCCGCCGTGGTGATTTCGGCGGCGTGGTTGATGACGTTGGTGTAGACCAGATCGGCCAGGTCTTCGGCGGCCTTCGGGTTGCCTTGCGCCATGCAATACAGCGCCACCGGGCGCCGTGTGGCCGTTGGCGCGGTGCTGCCGATGGAGTGGAACGGCGCGGAGTCGATGACCTCGATGACGATGGCCGGGTAGTCCACCACGCGGCCCTGATCGGCGTGCATGTCGTACACCCGCGTACCGGTCAGGTTAGTGATGGCGGAAACGGTCTGGAGGTACTTATAGAGCGCCTGGTAGATTCTCATGCAGCCCGCCCAAGCGCGTCAAATGCGGCCTTAACGCGCGCTTCTAGGAGCCGCTTCACGTTGTTTCGCTGTGCACGGATGGCGTCACGGAAGAACGGAATCGGCCGGCTGCCAGGATGCTGCGTTTTCTTGGCGAAGCGTTTGAACAGGTTGCCGAACATGAGGAACTTTTTATCCTTTGGCGCTACCGTGTGCGCCTTCGTTCCGAACTCAACCAGATGCGCGTGCGGTGCCGCCTGCTTGAGCGTGTAGGCGTAGGCTTGCAGGAAGTTCTTGAATTGCCGCCCAGCAGCCGCCGCAAGCGATCTTTTCAGCCCGCCCGGTGCGATGGCCCGGCCCCGGTAATTCGTCGCGTAGGGTGCCACTGGCGCGCGAGCTTTGGCCGCGTCGCTGATGAGGTTCGCCCCGTCGAGGAGCGCAGCGCGCACTTCGGCCCCTTGCGCGGTTTTCTTGAGCTTTTCCAGTTGCCCGGCGAGTTCCGTGAGCCCTTCGATTTTGATGTTCAAATCGTGACCTCAGAGCATTGCAGCGCGAGCATTTCGTTGCGCTCGTCCGGGTTGGCGATGGCGCGGATGTTGAAGTAGCGGGCTGCGTTCGAGTTCTTTGGGTCGGTGAATTTCACCCGCATATCGGGCGTGTACCCGGCCTTGTAGCGGACGGTGATGGAGTGCGAGAGGTCGGAAATCGTCTGCTTCGCCTGGAAGAACTCGCGCCCGCCGCTGGTTTCGATTGAGCCCCAGCACTCGGAAAATGTCGCCCATGTTTCCGTGCGGTCGCCGTTGACATCGACGGATAGGCTTTTCTGTTCGATCAGGAGCCAGTGGCGGAGGGTGCCGGCGCGCATTACCAAATCCTCCAATTAGCCAGCAGCGCCCGGCTGCCGAGTTCCAGCGCCTTGCTTTCAACGCTGGCCGAGTTGCCGAGGACGACATCTTCACGGTGCTCGTAGAGGTGCGCGGCGATGAGGAGGATTGCCGCCTGGATCTCGTATGGCGCATCCGCTGCCGTGGTCCACCCGCAAACGAACTGAATTTCGATAGGGTCGAGGACGCGCAGGGTTGTAGATGGCCAGGATTGGTTGTAGGACAGCGCCAGGACGCCTGGATCGCGGGCGGTGGATACTTCCCAGTAGTCAGCGGAAAACGTCGTCTGCGTGCCCGCCGTGTCGGTGTATTTCACGTGGGTGACGCTTTGAAGTTGGCCGAACGGCAGGGTAAGCCGGTCAGTGTAGGGGAAGCCGTCGAGGAACCACTTCCACGTCTGCGTCACTAGCTTGCGCCCGGTGATCGTTTCCACGTACGCCTGCGCCGCCCGCACGTAGGGTTGGTACTGCTCGGCTGGTTGCCCGGCCGCGCGCGCGTGCGCCTCCATCTGCGCATCGGTAATGGCAAATTCGGTTGGCGCGGTGACGAGTTGGTAGGCGTGGGAGGTCATAAAAAGAAGCAGCTAGCGGCGGCAAGGGATCAGCCACTTGACGGGGTGCCACTGGTTGTCGCCTTCCAGGTAGCTGCGAATGGCTCGAACAAAGGCGGGGCGGAGGAGCCGCCCCGGTCAGGAGAGAGGAGCGGACTAGTCGATCACGGAGTTGGTCGTGGAGTAGCCGAATTTGGGGTTGTTTAGCACGATCAGAATGCCGCCCAGAACGGGGGAATCGACAACTTCCACCATCTTGAGGCGCACGTACTTGTACCCGGCGCTGGCGAGTTCCTGCTCGTCCACTTCGACCACGTACACCTGCGAACTGCCCGCCGTGGTGGCGAAGCCAGCCGTAGTGGCAGCCGTCATGGCGCCGTTCGTGTCATTGGACGTGATGGCGCGGTAGTAGAACGGAACCGCCGTTGTGTTGGACGGGGTCACGTCGTCGCAGGCTTCGACGGTAACGGTCGAGGTGCCCGTTGCGCCCACGCCCTTGTAGATGATAAAGGTGGCGGACTGGTGCCCGGTGATGTCCACGATATCCGAGCCGGTCGTGCCGGCGAACGCATCGGCCACCGGGTCCAGGCCCTTGACCACATGCTTCGTAGCGAGAGATTCGTAACGCATAGTGAGTTTTCCTTGTGGTTTTGTAGGCGAGGGCGGTAGTTAGCCGCCCTCCGGTGGATTAGGCGCGAACGGCGGTGGTGACGAACGGCGACACCGTGTTACTGCCCTTGAATTGCGTGATGGGCTTTTTGATCGACGGCATTCCGTTGATGTCGTAAGACCACTTGAACGCCATTTCGTCGTAAATGAAACGGACGTGCATGGACGTAGCGGAGCGAAGGCCGGAGCCCTGCGTGATGACGACGTACTGGCTGAAGTCGGCCAGAACCATGTCGCCAGCGGTGCCGAGGGTTTCGGCCTGCTCCACGATCACGACCGGATAGCCGAACAACGTACCGAAGTACGGCGAGCCGGCGGCGTTGCCGTTGGGAAGGAACACGGGCATCTGCCCGACGGTCATGAGCGGCAACTGGCCGACAACATCGCGGTTCAGGAACCACGCCGGATTCGAGCCGGGGACCGTCCGCAGACGGGACAGCATGGCGGTGGCGTTTTCAATGACGAAGGTGGCGGCGGTCTGCGCGGCCTTCTTCGCCACGCTCACCAGCAACGCCGTTCCTTCATGGGCGGCGGTGCTGAAGCCGAGGCACTGGCCGACGCCGGTACCGCGCCAAATTTCGTTATCGACCGTGAACGCGAACTCCGAGGAAAACGAGTCTTCCAGGATGGAGGCGTAAGCCGGACCATTGCGCAATTGGCGTTCGGAGGCGTAGGCAAGGCCCTTGAGCGTTTCGAGCTTCAATTCCGACCGGTTGATAGTCGGCTTGGTGGACGTCGGCGCATCGGTTTCCGAGGTGCGATAAACCCGGATGCCGCCCCAGCGGGAGCCGGTCGCGCGGCTGGTTTCGTCAATGAACGGCAGTTCGACGCTATCGCTGCCTTCGCCAATCGGAATCTCTTTGCAGAACGGCAGAATCTTCGCGGATTCGCGGGCCTTCGCCAGCAACGCCGTCGAGAACTCCGTACCGATCAAAAAACCGCCGTCGGCCGGAACCGTAGCCGAGCCACCGGAAGCGGCAAGGTTCTGCTCAAACAGGCGCTTGTCCACCTGCCCGCCACGTCCATGGAAGGCGCCGGCAGGAGACTGCGCATAGGCGATGGCGGAAAGCTGCTCGCCGAAGTTGGCAAACGGCCGCTTCGCTTCGTTGTCGCTGGTCACCCGGCCCGATTCGCGCGTCGCGTTGGCCTTCGCCTTCGCTTCCAGCGCCTCGACCGCGGCCAGTTCCTGCTTGGCGGTGTTCAGTTCGGCTTCCTTGGTGTCCACCGCGGCGAGGTGCGCGACGACATCGGCCGCGGCGTCGGACGCCTTCAGCAGCGCTTCATATTCGGCCGTGGTTGCGGCCAGCTTCTCAATGAGTAGCTTCTTTTTCATGGTTGCCCCTTTGCGCTTGTGGCGCGGGTTGATTGTTGGTTAGCGGCCAAGGACGCGGAAACGGCGTTGCTTGATCTGCAGCGCCAGGCGTGCCTTTTGTTCGCTCTGATCTGCTTCGCTGGCCGCGCCAGTGGGTGCAGAGAGGTCGGTGAAAAGCTCTGCCGGTACTTCGATTTGGCAGTCACTCAGAAATTGGGCGGACGGGTCGGC